GCGTCGCTGCCGTTGACTGCGTTGCTGCCGTTGACTGCGTTGCTGCCGTTGACTGTGGTGCTGCAGTTGACTGCGTTGCTGTAGATGACTGCGGTGCTGTAGCTGACTGCGGTGCTGGAACGATCAAACTGTTTTATCAGATTTATAAATTGCATGAGGTCGTATTCTTCAACAAACTCGATGCATTGTGCAACCGTTTTTAATCCATCCGGCGTATCGACAATATTTTCATATGCTGCAACCTTAAAATAGCGATTATAGCCTAACGGTTCATAAAAGTTAAAAACGTTAGCAGGATCTTTCGAAAAATGAAGGCCCCAACTGCAAGCATTTATATCTCCATCTACACGGAATATTTTACCTTCAAGTTTTTCCCCTGTTTCTCCATATCGAAACCTCTGCTTCGTTCCGCTGTCCCATTTGACTGCTTTATATCCGTAACACAGCGGTTTTGCGCCGTTCAGTTCCTTGCGCTGAATCTCAATTGTTTCCATCTTCCCACTCCTTATAAAGATCTGCCAAAGCCGCGCGCTGCGCGTTTTCCGCTCCGATCTCCTGCAAATATTCCTCCGCCGTAGGCTGGGAACTTTCCGCTGCAGCCTGAACCATCGTAGAGGCTGCCGCCACTGTTACGATCAGGCAGGCCGCCAGCATGATCCAGAAACGCAGCCTTCCCGCGCGCCGGCGTTTTCGTTCTTCCCGTGTCATGTGGAAGCCGCCTCCTTTTCTGCAATCCATCGATCCAGCTGATTCCGATAGATGTAACACCACTTGACTTTCCCGCCAGACATAACACAATCCCCGAAAGGGAATACTCCCTGCTGGATCCCGTCCCGGACAGTTTCCGGGGAAATTCGTAGCCCAACATTTCGGAGAATTTCTGTCGCCTCAACTGCATTCAGTGTTTCGATCATTGTTCCAGCCATCCTTTCCAAGAGTTTTCACAAGCTCATCCCATGTCATTCCGTAGTATGCCATGTTAAGCCTGTCCATAAGGCGGCGTGTATTTCCCGCCTGTCGTTCTAAGTCTTTAATTCTGTCGTCTTCGTTCATAAATAAAATCCTCCTTTTCTTGCCAGAGGCCGGAGGATGTGTTATACTTTCTCCGATACCTCGTGGTCCTTTCACGTGGTGTCATGGGCCGTTCTCTGCTGCTATCAGAGGCGGCCCAATTTTTGTGCCTTTTTTATCAGCCAGCCGGAAAAGCCGCCGAGCAAACGCTGTTGGCGATCAGCATTTGTATAGAGGCTTTTGAAATGAGTTTTGATGAAGAGTGGAGATATGTTGTGTGTTCTCGGCGGCTCTTCTGGCTGGCTGATTTTTTCTATGGATTTTTCTCCGTCAATGGTCGTCTCTTCTGTTTACCTAATAAATCTGATGTGATATACTTCACACGAACGGAGGTAATAAAAATGAAACTAAACCCTGATTGCATTCGTGATATTCTTTTGGCCGTAGAGACCATATGCGATACTGAACACTACTTTAATTCCAGAATGGATTTAGATAAAATACACGGAAATTACAGTGTAGAAGAAATTGCATACCATGCTCGCCAATGTGATATGGCTGGTATGTTTTACAAATTCAAGCGTGGTATTGATGGTGGCTGGGAAGTTGTAGATTTAACTCCAAGAGGCCATGAATTCCTTGCAAATATCCGGGAAGATATGATTTGGAATAATGTCAAAACCGTGTCATCTAAGGTTGGTTCAAAATCGTTGAACGCAATTTCTCAAATTGCATCAGCCGTAGTAACAGAAATCATTAAATCTCAACTAGGACTTCATTAGTCACGGAGCCAGATAGTTCTATTCTTATGGGGCTATCCGGCTTTTTCTCAATTTTTACGCTGTATAAATTCTGTATTTCCACGCCGTCAATTTCCAACTTTGTGTTATTCCCATCGTTTCTTAAAACCACTCTTTCCATCGCTTTTCCACTTCCTCGTTCCCGCCCTCATAGGCGGGCTTCTTTTTCTCCGTTGGTCTGCTCCTTCTTCTTGCGCTTCCGATTTGGCTTATCCCGGCATCCCTCGGCGTAACCAGCAATATAAAGTAACGCTTCTTTAGGGAGACCTGCTAGATTTTCGGCAACAGTCCGTGCGTCTGCGAGTTTGCTGGTGTCATATACAGGCATCGTTTCACCTCCCTCACTCTGTCAATATATTACATCACTTAGTGAGTATTGTCAATATCTTTTTTGCAATTAATATTGACAGAGTGAGTTTTGGAATATATAATCTAATTGATTGCAAGGAGGTGTGTATATTGAAAAGCAGAATTAAGCAGATCCGAAAAAATACCGGTCTGACCCAATTAGAATTCGGAGAAAAAATAGGGGTCAAAGGTAATACAATAACAACTTATGAGACTGGAGCAAGGATTCCATCCGATGCAGTAATCCACTCAATTTGCCGGGAGTTCAATGTCTCTGAGCTCTGGCTGCGTACTGGAGAAGGAGAGCCCTATATTCAGCGGGATGAAGACGAAGAGTTCCTAGAAGTTATGGAGCAGATTCATATGTCAGACGATGAGCTTATTAAGCGGATCATAAAGGCATATTGGTTTATGGAAGACGACGAAAAAGCCGCCATCAGAAAACTGATAGACGGCTTTACAAAAAAATAAGGCCCCGGTGAACCGGGGCCTTATCAATTACTTTTTATATAGCTTTTCAAGGATAAGAGCACGCGTAAGCAGGGATTTTAGATAAGTTGCATTTCTGTTTCGCTCCAGGATGAGTTCAATCTCTTTTCTAAGCATATCAATGTCCACTTCATCCGGCATCATTCAGCTCCCTCCCCCCAGTTTGTGGCCCATCCCGATCAGAACTATATAATTTCCCTAATTTTGGCACATTTTGTAGCCTTTAGTTGTACTATACGCCATATCCAGCTCGTGTTCTGTCAGGTTTTGTCGAACCTAGAAATTTTATTCTTGTTGTTCATTATTATAGAACATTTATTCTATATTTCAAGATGGGAATATCACCAAAAAGATATCTTAATTTTCTATGGTACACCACTTATCATTTTAAGATAATTAACATGAAACAAATAAAAAACGCCCAGTGCTTGTGCACCGAACGTGGTAAAGGGACAGTAAAATTTGGCGACTCACTATGGAGGGTAAGTGTCAATGGAATGTACAAAATGTAAAGCAACTTTACCAAATGGTGCATTGTACTGTCCTATGTGCGGAAAAAAGCAGATCTCAGAAAAGAGAAAAGCTTTGAAGCGCGCCAACAGGACGGGCACCGTCTATAAGCTGCAGGGGAGAAGAAAACGCCCCTGGGTGGCTGCGAAAAATAAAGTGATCATTGGATACTACGAGCGAAAAACGGACGCTTTGGAGGCTCTTGAGCACCTATCTGGGAAAGATTTGAGCGAGCGTTATAATATGACATTTTCAGAAGTTTTTCAGGGATGGCGTGAGGAACATTATAAAACCATTACAAAGAGCGGTATAGCATCCTATAACATCGCCTTCAAGGTATTTGCACCGCTACACAATAGAAAATTTAGAGACTTACGCACCGCAGATTTCCAAGCAGAAATAGACAAACACATTGGAAAGTCTTACTCTACTTTGTCAAAACACAAACAACTCATTACTCAAATGTACCAATGGGCCATCCGGGAAGAAATATGCACAACAAATTTTGCAAAGTTTGTCCAACTCCCAGAGAATAAGAAGAAAGAAAAAGAAATTTTTTCAGACGAAGAAATCAAAAAGCTTGAAGAAGACGGAAGTGAAGCGGCAAGAATCGTTCTCATGCTCTTGGCAACTGGTATGCGCATTGGGGAGCTATTTTCGCTTCCGCTAAAGGACTACCACGGGACATACGTCGTTGGAGGCTCTAAAACCGAAGCCGGCAGAAATCGGATCATACCAATTCGTCCAGAAGGTAGAGCACATTTCGAGTATTTTTCCAGGCAAGCAGATGGACCGCTGCTACTTTCTGGATACACAGGCCAAAAGGTATATACCAATTATCGAAAGCGGGATTATTACCCACTGTTAGATAAGCTTGGAATTAAACGCAAAACGCCTCATGCAACCAGGCACACATACACATCCAGAGCAGTTAAAGAAGGTATGCCCCCAGAGATCCTTCAAAAAATTCTTGGTCATGCAGACTACTCCACTACGGCAAATGTTTATACCCACATCGATATTGAAACATTGGTGAAGTCTGTTGAATAAATCACGGTTACTAACGCGTTACTAACAAATCATTTTCAGGAGAAAAGAAGAAAACCCAGAAACCATTGCGGTTTCTGGGTTTTTCTGGTGGAGAATACAGGACTCGAACCTGTGACCCCCTGCACGTCAAATATATTCAGCTTATATACAAGGTTGTTCGAAAATGATTTTCCTTGATTTATCAATGGTTTTTTGCAATTCAAATCATTATAAATCATCTAAAAACACTTTGGGTTACTAACAAATTACTAACAAATCGAACTCAGAGATGAGCTTTTTACTCTACAATATTTTCGTAGTATTCTGCCAGTTTGTCCGGTACAGCATCTTTATCTTTCAGCCAAAAAGCAATTGCAGAGTCTACATAGAAATCGATCGTATTGACTCCATGCTTTTTATTGACAGCGCACCGATCACTGTACTCCGCATTCATCGCAACCCAGAGTTTCAAGGGATCGCAGTCCAGCCCCTTTTGAGAGATCAGCTGCTTTACCTGGTCAAGAGACCAATGACCTCCGGTGCTTCCATCTTCGTTCTGCATCTCTGATACCCACTCTTCTGCCATTTTCTTATTAAACGATACAGGCGCACCGGACGCATAACCAGAAGTCATTTTCCCGTAACGGCCATAATCCATTTCGGAGAAATCTTTGTGGTTGGCATCACTTCGATAGTTCTTTTCAATTTCAGGCCGACTGTAGTTCTCTCCTGCAGAAAAGCCGATCTTATTCATTGGGCGATACCTCCCGTCATTCTCGTGATGCTCTCTATAAACGGGCGGCATATATTCATTTCTCATAGGCGCATAACGCCCATTGTCGTAATGCTCACGTCCTCTGTCATCCCGAAACCGGCCTTCGATCCAGGCGCCCCAATCGTCACGAGGGTAATACTCATGGGAAAATGAATCATAGTCATATCCACGTTCGTTTCTTTTCTCACGGTTCATCATGAGCATTTTCGTTAAACCTTTCATTTAGAAACCTCCCTTACAGCAGCTGTAGGAACAACTGTACTTCCACCATCGATGGAAGTCAGGTTGTTATTGGGAGCGCAGCAAGGACTTCCAAGCATGCGGAAAGATCCTCCTGTTGGCGTTGTCACAACACATACGGAATACCGCGTGCGGGTACGAATGCCACAGGCGGTAACCTGTGCACAATTTCGCTTTGTCAGTGGGTAAAGAGTGGTTCCTGTACCGATAGTAATATACACCGGGGCATTAATAGTTGCAGCATCAGGGATGCTCTGTGCAACAACGATACAGTATTTCTCCCCATTGTTGTAGGAACCGGCGGGCAGATTAATCTCCAAGTTTCCACCGGTAAAAGCGACAGCCTGGGACAACACCAGGTGATTGCAAAGTTTGCATACAGGTTTGCAAGACATATATTTTACCTCCAAAAATCAGGGGCGGCGAACATCAGCTCACCGCCCCGAAATCGTCACGGCAAAGCCGGAATTACCATATTGGTAAAGTCAACAAAATTGTTCAGCAGCCACAGCCGCAACCGTTGTTATAGGCACCGCAATAGGGGTAGGGTGCAGGAACCTGATAGGCAGGTACAGGCATGGGGTTGATCCGGCGAATCAGCTCAGAGGTCTGCGCGTCCAAAGTCGCCGTCAAATAGTTGTTCTGGTTAGCCTGAGATGCAGCCAGCTTGAGAGACTGATTCTCCGCCTGCAAGCTGGAGATCTTATCCTGAGTCAGGAAATCCAGAATCGCACGGGTGTTGGCATTCTGTCCGTCGATGATATCCCGTGTAGTGGACTGGATCAGATTGCGGGTATCGCAGGCCTGAGTAGCCATATCATACCGAACGCCCTGAATAGCAGTCTGCGTATCGCAGCAGCACTGTGCCATCTGTGCACCGAGCGAATTGAAGCCCATCTGCGTCTGATACCCCAGATTGCACACTGCAGTGTCCACACCGTGGAAACCATTGTTAATGCTGTTGTTCAGTGCAAAGGTGCTGTCACAAATGCCCTGCTGAATACCACGGACGCCATTCTGCAGGTCATTGAAATTGAACTCACTGCACAGATCCGCACGTGTCAATGCACCCTGACCAGCCGGACTGTTGATGCCGCCGTTACCGCCGAATCCGCCCCAGCCGCCGTTGCCCCAGCCGAAGATCATAGCAAAGAGGATAATGGCCCACCAGCCATCTCCGCCCCACATACCATTTCCGTTCCCATTGTTGCTGTCTTGACCAAGCGCATAGCCCAAAGCCATAGAATCATCAGCCATAATTTTATCTCCTTTTCCGTTATATCACATCGGCCTGCGCACTGCCGAATGTGTCAAAATCACACTCGGTTTTTATCAAGGCCGAAAACTGAAAAGTGAGAATGCTTAAGTCTGTTATCTCTTCCCGCCTCTTGGGAATGTGTTCTGCATCTGCTTTATAAACTGGTCAAGATCAATCCCGCGTTCTTTGGCAATGTTTTCTGCCATACTGCAAAGTTGATTTGAATTTTTTCCACGGATCATCTGATTAAATTGCTGCACTTGCGGATTGTTTCTTCCCATTTGATCAAAAAATGACATTGGGTTTCCACCGCCCTGCATCATCTGCATAAGCATTTGCATGGGATTATTCGGCATCGGCATCATTTCCCTTTACCACCTTTCCACGCTTTTTCAATTTTTCAATTTCCGATTGGAGTCCAGAAATCTTTTCCTGCAATTCCTGGATATCCTTAGACGAAGCGTAATCAGGGGCAGCCTGTTCCTGTTCAGCGCGGAACGTAAAAATATCTGAAGCACCAGTTTGATTGTTAAAACGCTTCAAATAAATTTCACCTTTGGCCAGATTCGGCATTAACGTACCCTGATTAAAAAAATCGATTTGGCTTGCAATCGCTTCCTCACGGCTTGTAACAGGCCTTACATTGAAGGTAGGTAAATTCACCTGCGGTTGAGTAGATGGCTGCTGCTGAGCCTGCTGCGTCATCTGCGGTGCATATTGAGGCTGAATCGAGGGAGGAATTTGAGCGTAATTTGGATATCCTCCATAATTATAAAAATTCATAACTCCACTCCTGCGTCATGATAAGTTTCTGCAGATTGAATAAATGATTCCAGCGCAGCCCAATCTTCAACTGAGGCATATTTCTGACAAATATCCGTCGCATTTGATTCTGTAAAACCACATCGCACTAAACGGCTAATTAATTCTCTTCCATTTTCCATTTGAACACGTCCTTATGTAAAAAATAAGGAGGATCGTGAGGAGGGTGGCGACGTGTACCAACCCTAAATCCCCACGTCCTCCATGCCTATATTGTCGCAGAAAAATACCCCGGCTGGGGTTGATCCCAGTCGGGGTTATGTATGATTTATGTTTGATTTGTGTAGAGACTTTTGGCTACGTCAGCAACTCTTTGGAATACATATTTTTCGTGGGTACTCACAGCGCCACGATACCAGCCCAGCTCCGCTGCTACATCAATCTGATCCCATTTATCAATAATTCTTCGCTTGGCAATCAGTTCGTCATCCTTGTGCAAAGCCGATTCGTAGATTGCCTTTTCGAGCTGAGAGCGCAAAAGCTTTCCCAGCGGTTCCGGTAATTTTACTCTTGCGCTCATAATCCACGTCCTTTCTTATCTCATCGCCTTTGCCAACTTTACCATCAGATCTTCCCCGTACTTGTAAGCACCGAGGAACTGAATCGTATACGCATCCAGCCCCGCCTTGTCCATAATAATTTTCTTTGCCTCGTCCGTAGTCATGGTTTGCACCTCCCCTTTATATGCAATGCCCAGCGTTTTCAAAATACCTTTGGAATATGCCGCAGCGAACGTTCTGCGCTTTTCCTCCGTATTGATCTTCTGCGCGTCCGCACTGTCAATGAACGCGCATTCCAGAATCACCGCAGGGCACTTTGTCTGACGGATAAAGCCGAAATAATCCTTGCCCGCACTGTTCGCTCTGGTTTTCAATCCCCGGCTTTTCTGCCCGATCTTGATGACTTCTGCTTCGATGTTCTGCGCCATTACCTTGCCTTGGCCGCCGCTCAGGGTGTGATAGGCCTCAAAGCCTTCCCCGCCGCCGGCGTTGGTGTGGATGTCCACCGCATACTCCGGCGCGAATGCGTTGCACTCTTTCACCTCTTCGCTGGTGGGATCGTCCTCATCCACTGTTCGACTGATTCCAACTGTCACACCGTGGCGCTGCAATTCTTCCCGCAAATGCAGCGCAATGGAGAGATTGACCTCTTTTTCTTTCAGGCCGTTGCCCACAGCGCCGGCATCGCTTCCGCCATGCCCCACGCCAATAAATACCTTGCTCACGTATCGCTCCTTTCCGGGCAGCAAAAAACCGCCCTGTCAAATGAGTTGACAAAAGCGGCTCTCTGCGATAGAATAAAGCCAGTAAGAATGGCTGCCATTGCAGTGGCGGTCGTCCCTGTGCAAGTTTGTAGCTTGAAGGAAACGCCGCTCACCGCCTGGTGGGCGGTTATTTCTTGCGCATTGTGATCGTAACGATCAGAGTGGCAAGCGCGATCAACACAAGCGTGTATGTAAACATATCAGCAAATGTTACCATCGCCGCACCTCCTGTTGAGAAAGTGGACAACCTCGCCGCTCTTACTGGCTTTGCCTATCTTATCATATGTTTCCGCTTTTTGTCAATTTCTGCCGCCCTCATGGGGCGGCTTTTTCAATCGCTCTTTTTGGGGCAGGTATAGCGCAGCGCCTGCGCGCTGTCGCTGACTCCTGCGGTGGTCGGATCGATAAAGACCGCCAGTACCGCCAGCACCACCGTCACAAGCTGCACCGGGTTTTTCAGCACGTCCACAATGTACCCGCCCAGGCTGTCCCAGCTCACAAACTGCTGTGGATCCACGCCGAGCGCCGTAATGATAATGGACACTACGCCTACCCAGAACCACGGGTTTTTCAGGCGAACCGGAACATTAACCTTCATTGTGTACCTCGATATGATCCCCCACCACAGCAAAGGTATAGCCTGCGATGTACAGCGTGGCCTTCGGCGCATTACCTTTCACATCAAAGCCCGTATCATAGTCCAGCTTGCCCGCTGTGACGTGCATCTTCTCCGGAGTGCCAATTCCATGATCCATGAAGCCGTATCCGCTCGTGCCCGCCGGCGTGCCGTCCGAGTGCGTCTGCGCCATCTCCGCGCCGGTGATCGCGTTCTTCATCGGATCTAGCCGCAGACCCACCGTGCACTCCGCCAGTCTCTTGTTGGCCTCTTCCACCGTGATCTCACCTTTGCTGTAGCTCAAAATAATTTCAGTTGCTTTTCCCATTGTTTCGTTCTCCTTTGTAATATATTTTACGGGCAATGCCCGCAATAAACTTTTAATGACGCCTCTCCAAATTGCGGATGCGTCCTTCGTGTTCCGTCAGTTTCTTTTCATGCTCATTGATTTGCTTGTCCTGTTCGTCGTTATGGCTCCAAATCCGTTTGTGGCTCTCCCGGCTGTGCTCTTCCTGTTCCTTGACATCCGCCCGGAGCTGCTCCACTACCGCCGTCAGCGTTGTAATCGTGCTGGTCAATGTAATGATCGGGCGGACAACCGCAATACCAAAGGTGCCGAGCGTAATCAGCACCACTACTACACCCCATTCCGTCAAGTGCGTCCCCCCTTATCTGGTAACTTCACCCAGATCTTCCCAGCCGCTGGGATACTCGTTCGGGTTCCATGTGTTGTTGTCCATTTTCGAGCGCCACACATGGCCGCCTTCCGTGCAGCAATCGCCGGTAGCATATGGGCTGGTGGCCAGAGCGATAAACCGCAGCGCCTTTTCCGGATCCGTTGACCAGACAAAGCCCCACTGCGCAGGCAGTTCCTCCGGCTCCTGTGGATACACGGAACTGTCATAGGGCTGCAGCAGCCGCACTACACGCCCGGCGGAAGATTTGCAGACAAATCCAACCGCCCGTTCCAGCATGTTCTTCCGCTCCGATGCCGCTTTGAACTCCGGTATGTATCCATCTTCTGCATAAAGCTGTGTGCCAGTCATATCCTGCGCCGCTGTCTGGATCTTTTCCGCCGCCGATTTCCCTGCGCGCCGCAGGGTTTCCAGAACATACTTCTTATCAGTCAATTTCATTCACTCCTTTCCGGATCGCCGCAGCCATCGAAGCCCATGTCACAGGCTGTTCCGGTTCCGGTTCTTCCGGCTGTTCCGCCTGCGCCGCCCTCCACGCTTCCCACGCTTCCATGTTCGGCTCCACAAGCGTTCCGATCTCGCCCGTTTCCTCGTTCTCAATCCGCTGGATGGTCACAAAGCCATTGTAAGCAAGAAAGGTTTTCGCTTGTTCTTCCGTAAGTTCGATGGCTCCGCGAAACGACGTGCTCTGAAAATTGGAATACCCTCCATTTTCATTTTTTTGCGGGTTTAAGTAGTAATTCATTTGGATTCCCCCATTGCTATTTGTTTGAAATGGTGGTATAGTACCGGTGGACAGTATCGGTGTCTTGAAAGATTCCTTTCTCTTTTAACGATCTGATAGAGATACACCGAGAATAAGTCCTTTCTTATACCGCTCCCCAACAGGGGGGCGGTTTTTTCATTTTTCGAAGGCATCCGCTGGCCGGAAATTATCTGTCATCGATCTTTTGCTTTCACATAAGTATAATGTGTAGAGTCGCTTATAGTAGGTAATACAGGAGATTCCAGATCGCCTGTCGGATTTTGCACAATAACATTTTTACAGGACAGCAACCCACTCATTGACGGATCAGACTTCCAGAATTGTATAATGTTAGTGTCGCCAGGTATAGTCGCAATTGTCTGCGTAGTCACCGTTGTATCCGTCAAAGATGTTGCATAGACGAGTTGCAAATTATTTCCAGACAATTGATATCTGTAATACAGGCCGCTTTCTTCATCATAATCAAAATCCAAGTTATTAAACGCTTTAACCATTGGGCAGTACTTATATGTTCCGTTATAGGTATCGCAGTACCCATAAGCATGGCGCTGACTGTCGCTCCCATATTTGGAAAACATAAAGAAGTACTTTCCAATTTTTCTGAATGTAACGCCATTGTTTACATTGACAGTGGTTCCAGTATCCCGCGTGTATTCAGCACTATCGAAGTAATGTGGTTTAAGAGCAGCGTCAATTAAGGTATGCGGGCACCACGTGTTGTTATCGCTCCACACCATTTCTACAATTGCCTGACCATATTGTTCAGTTCTTTCATACCACTCGTTGGCATTTGGTAATGGGCTCCAACTATTTGTAATTGTCGTCTTCGTAGCTTGGTATGTTGAAACATTGATAAATTCTTCGATAGTAGGAGCGTGAAAGATTCGCACTTCGTATCCGTTACTCCACCTATAGATCGCTTCTCCAACAAATTCACCATTGTATGCAATTAAGTAATCAAAGGTCCAATACTGGTAGTCCGAAGCCAGCCCATTGCCAAACGTCTCAGCTTTGAAATTGTAGCCGTCTGTGCTCCATAAAATCAGAGGTGCTTTGTTGTTATCAAGCGGATGCATTGAAGCAAATTGCCCATTGTTGTATGCTATAAAGGCATAATCAAGGTAGAAACTATAGTCTTCACTCAAAATTTTTACTTCGTGACCCTCTGCGGCACCCGTTGCAGCATCAACAATAGTCAATCGGAAGTAGTTCCACTGATAATCTCCATCATATTTGTTACTTGAGTATACGTACCACTTTCCTTTTTCTTTGACGTAAATGATTTGAAAAATGCGAGCATAGCCTGGATGAGTTTCTTCGACAATCTTACCGAGATCGTAGAGTGTCTGATACTTCGTCAGCTCTTTGTTGCACAACTTAGCCAGCTCTGGGTAATCGTCTGTGCGGAACTGTTCGCCATTGCACAAAAGCCACGGATCTCCTATGTCTGCCCGTAAACTTTGTTTTAGATCTCCAATGTGCTCCGGGGAGTCACACAGAAGATTAAACACATCATTCGGGACTGCCGTGTTATCCAAACCATATTTCTCTGCTGTAACATCCTGCAGCATATTCGCTTTATTGAAATAATCCCCCTCTTCTTCGACCTCGCCAGGAGCAGGTTCAATATCATAAATATCATCCGTTCCTGCTACTTTCGTGAATTTGTAGCGGTTCGGGAACTCAACGTTGCGGTCTTTGATAGGTCATTCCCCCTTTGAATGCTTCATTATCCAAGTGCCAAATAGTGATACGTTATGCCAGATTCATTGTATTGACCAATATTCCCTGATTGCACATTACCTGCTGGAATTCCATCGCTAACAACATACCAAGATACGTTGTCATCATTAAAATCCATCTTGATAAGTAGTGGTTTTTCAGGGTCTAGACGTCTGCAATTACTGACAAAATATGCTGTACTACCTGGAGGGCTTATAAACCATATAATCTCGCTACCATAAGAAAAAACTGGACTCAAATACTTAGTATTGTAGGGGGAAATGCTTCCAGCGCTGTCGCGCTCTTGAAAAATCATTAGCATGCGCACTTTGAATCCTGTAACTATCCTATTTGGGTTTGATTTTCCATACTTCCCAGTTCCGATATAGCTACCAATAGAGATTTTGGTGCTCTCCCTCGCGTTCTCAAACGGAACACCGAGGTATTGATATTCGTATCCATCTTTTTCTCCAAAATCAGGATAAGCATTTCGACTATCAGAGAATACATATTCCCAATCAGATATTTCTGTGCTAACAGATACTTTTTGTGCCTTTACAGAAACGCCGTCTACTTGTAAGGACACATTACTTGTTTGGTACGATATTGTTTGAAGCGGAAGATCGAATTCTTTTCCATAGGTTGCTCCGTTCGGAAGGTAATATATATTGCCAGGGTCACCAGTTAAACCTCGCAGATAGCATGGAGCAAAAGATGCAAGCGTCTCTGCCGCTTCCTGCGCTCCGTCGGATGATATCCAAGTGGTTTTATATTCAATTGGGTCAACAATCTCCGCAGATCCATCTGATTTAATTTTTAGATCTGTACCATACGCAATCGATACGCCTGCAGATTTGTCCCCAATGATAACAGGAGCAGTAATGTCACTTTTTCTGATGGATCCATTTACACCTATCCGCTTCCACCAATACCGATACAGCTCATTCAGCACCGAAAACCGCGCATTAAATGCTGCACGATTCACAAGCCCTTTCGGATCCTGGAACGTTAAATCAGTCATTTTGTCACCCCCAAATTTCCATAGGCCAAAAGATACCAGTCTGCGTTTTCCAAATCGTTCCACTCTCGTTCCATTTTGTCTAATTCCTCCCATGTACGACCGAAATCACTGTCTGCGCATGGAAGCCCCAACGTTCCGCTCCAAAACGCAAACTGACCGCTCCGACGAAACCCTGAAACAACCCGGTTCATGATTTCTTCCACGATTACAAGGATCTGCTCTATATCGTTGGCTTCTTCATATGTCAACGCTTCCATATCTTCCGGAGTATTCGGTGTCCCGTCAGGCATATCTAAAACAGAGCGGATCGCTGCTACATTTGCGAGGTATTGATCCATTTGAGAAACAGTTGGAATATCGGATTCATACCAGGTGTAAGGATCCAATTCTGAATCCCGAAACAAAACCGGTTGGACTTCGCCTCCGCCAATAAATGATCCGCTCCCGTTATTGGGATACATCTGCTTTCCCACAAGATCATATAGCCCCAAGATATTGCTATCACTCCTGCACGGGACAAAATCTCGGATCATCTGTCCGTTGTCGTAAATTTTACAGGAATATAGCCGCATAACCGCACCGCGCAAATTTGCCGTTGCTCCGCTATGACTGCCAAATAGATACAGCGATAAAGCAAGTTGTCCTGTATTCGTTTTATTAGTCACCGTCTTATCGTCAAATGTGCACACATTCTTGTTTTTGTTAATAACAATGCGTCTGCCAACTAAGCTATATGTTGCAGATAGGTTATCGCCAAAGTAATCGCTTCGAATCGATGCTCCATTCCCCGTAGACCATGCAATAAATGACTGTTGAGCACTTGAAGCATCCTCATTTCTTGCTCCAAAAAACGCAGCCGCACTGGTGGTGTTTGACAGCAGTGTGCAATCCATAACCACTTGTGTATCTTGATTCGCATTGAACCCCGTATCAATGTACTGTGTTCCGCTGCTTTCAAGATACTCTAATTCGGTATATCCCTTTGGCAGTCTCCCACTCGGCTCTTGTTCACGGGAAATTTCGATTGATTTGTAACCAGACGTATAACCATACCCAGAAAGCCGGTCGTTAATGTACTCCATTGCCTCTGTAACACGGTTTAGGTCAGTGTAGTTATACGCTCCGCGAAGCCCTGCCAAATAAGCAGCCCATTCTTCCGTAGTCATGTCCTGCCCTTTGGCGGCCAGTTCTGCAGCGTAAGAAGCATCTTCCTGTGTTCTGTTTGTGATAAGATCATCTATAATCATGTCAGCACCATCTCCACTGTAACCGAAACTTGAAGCGTAGCCCCACAGTCCACCGGATTGGGCGATAGGCTGACCGCTGTAATCTCAAGATGCCCAGCAGACCCATAGCCCCACAAATACCAGTCCCAATCCAGCGCATCAATTTGTTCCCAAGTTAGACCTAACTGATCCTGTTCCTCCCAATTTCGCGGTCGCAAACTCGGGCCACCTGGTAAAATTTCGCTTCCGGACCATGCTGAAAACTGACCGGAACGGATCTGTTTTTCTGCCATATCAAATCACCCGAATCCGAATTGCTTTTTTCACAATTTCCGATCCAACCTGAAAGGTAAAGGTAAGGTTGTATACCGTGCGCCGTTTAGGCTGTATTTCGCAGCGCAAGTTCCAATAAGATCCGTCCTGCTCTGGGAGAATCGTCCCCTGGGCCTCTTTGGAATCCGTATAGCTCAAATCCCATTCGCAATTCTGCGGTGTAAATGCTGCATTGTCTTTCAGCCAGATTTTAAGCGTGATCGCTCTGCGCTCTCCAAGCTGTAAAACTTTCTCTTCCATTTTCACCCTCCAACCACTTCATATTGTGTGAGTTCTGCTCTATACTCATCCATCCAAAAGGAACTGCAATAATCTCTTATGCACGCCTTACTTTTGAAGCGTGACGCACCAAACAGTTCCAAAACCTCTTCCATTGTGAATCCCGCGCCAACTTCCAACACGGAAAAACGAAATTGAAGCAAATCAAGATCCACTGTGACCTTGACAGCTGCAAAATAGGTTCGGTTCCCTGCTTCATCCTCTGCCCACAATTCAAAAATATAAGTATTATCTTCCGATGCCGGGACGGTGGTTTCCCACCGCCCCGTATACTCATTCAGGGTAAACACAATCTCAACGTTATCGCATTTCCCATATACCCGTTTGACCATGTCAGGAATCTGTCACAGTAACAGATACGATATACGTTGCGCCGGCATCTACAGGATTAGGTGTCAACGTAATAGCCGTAATCACCGGAGCACCCGTATCGAGTACAACCGACCGCTCTACCGTGGTGCTCTTGCCAGCACTGTCAGTTGCAACAACCCGGATGGTATTGCTGCCCTCTGCCAGCGTAACATTAATCGAGAACGCTCCATCCGGTGCGACCTCTGCCGACTGTGCGATTCCTCCATTCACCTGTACCTTAACGGTGACCGGCGAAGAGGTTGCGTCGTTGGTGTTTCCGGAAACCAGAATGCTGCTCTGATTGGTGACCAGACCATCAGCCGGAGACGTAATAACCAGCGTGGGCGGAATCGTATCCACAGTAAATGTGACGCTGGCCTGTGTTGCAGTGTTCCCGTCGTGATCGCTTACATTGAAATATACGGTATGTGAACCCTCTCCAAGCGCTTCCGAAGGCGTATATGTACAGGCATATCCATTGGAAATGGAAGACGTTTCAATCCCGCTTGTTACAGCAGTATTCCCATCGATCTTGATTGAAATGCTGCTTGTATCAATCCCGCTTCCGGTATCCGTCACATTCCACTTGAACACTGGGGCTGCACTGGTGATATAAGCGCCTGCGGTCGGATATGTTACCGCAATGACAGGTTTCTCCTTTTCAAGGACACGTAGCTTTAATTCCTCAAACTCATCCTTTGTCGCTGTGACCCGGTTCCCTGCATCGTCCTCTGCGGTAACTGTCCCGTAAAACTTGTGTTCTTCATTTTCGTTGTAGCTGGTCGTGGACGGAGCAGTAATAGTAGCTTTGTACTGCTGGCTTCCCGCATCATAGGTCAGATCATAGGTCTGCCCATTGATAGAAAACTGAACTTTTTTGACTGACATAAGTTCCTCCTTTATGCTTCCGCCCGGCCTTCATAAGTCCCGCGGAATGCTCCATTATAGGTGTATTTAATGGATGTAACCAGAACCGTGCTCTGTGCGAACTGATTTTCATTGCTCACCCTATCCAAAGCGTCCAATCTCGGATCTGCCCGGAATTCCCCGCTCAGAATGCGTCGGTTCTTCAAGTAGTTTCCGATCCATGTAGCAACCGTTTCAGCCCGTTCAGCCGATACCAGAGGATTGTTCACATCCTGCGTTTCTCCTGCGCTCCCAAAAGAAACCACCGCGGCTCCATCATTGATCGAAACGGCTTTCAATTGCTTGCTGAGGCTGATTTCAGAATTTTCATAGCTTCGGAACTGGTTTATTTCATAATCGGTAACTCCACTGGGCAGCGGTTCAATATGGTAAATACCTCCCCTGTCCTGATAGAACACACAACAGGCCGCGTTCGCTACATACTGCAGCACCTCGGCAATTGTATTTCCGTCCAGGCTTGCCCCCTCAGGAGCATGGATTGTTTCAAGTGACACATCAACGATCCACCGGTTGCTCCCGTCTTTCTGCTTTGGCAATGCAGCCTGTTCAAATGCAGCTGTCGCAATCTCAAGAAGCGTTCCCTCAACCGGTCCGGAATAGGTATCCGTCATAAGTTCCTGCATATCGCGCGCCTTAAAGCTGGCTGTAATACCGTTTTGCGGCGTGTCCCATTCGCTCATGTAAAATGTTCCAGCCGGGATCCATTCAATAGCGCCGTCGATGAGATACCCATAACGTGCCGTTATCTCCTGCCGCTCCATTAAATATTTCTCAGCGCCTTGCGGATTATCCGGGTTATACTGCCCGTTCAGATTGGAGATCGAAAACTCGATTTCAATGGTTGGCAGCGCAGCAGAAACGGGATCAACCTCTATGGTGTGGCTGTAGTTCATCAGTTCGGTTTTGGAATATGTCTGTTTAATGCCAACCAGAATATTGGAAATCCTCGCTCTATGGTGGGGAAGGCACCATCTTGTAATCTGTATGACGATCTTGTCGTATTCCTCTATATCCAGATTTACAACAGAAGAAACGTTCCGGTTTCCCGTGACAGTGGTCGAAGCAGATACAGCTTCCCCACTGTATGCCGTCACAATAAAACTGTCTGCATACTCTCCATATGCCGTTCCCCAATCAATGGTTATGCCTGGAATTACACTGGTGAACAACTTTGAAAACGAAATCGTAATGGTGGGAATACTCGAAAAGGAGCCATCGTCACCGCTGAGAACGTCCCCGATGTATCCGGTATCCCCATATGGCGGCGCATCCGGAAGAATGATCCGGTTGCTGCTCAGGAGCCAGCTGTTAAGCTCCAACGAAGCATATGGAAGCACGTTTTTATCTGTACCGTCCACAATCTGCGGCGTATTGGAAATTTCATCTGATCCGTTGTCACTGACCGATGCATCCTCCTGTGATTCCGGATCGCCTACATTCAAGATAACCTCAACATAGCTTTCCCCCACAAGATATTGCTCTTGGTTGTCTTTCCACTTCTGCGATACATTCTGCATAGCTTATACCTCGATCAGTGAAAGCTTCGCCCCTGTGTACCCTTTGATACTCCCATCCGGATTGCGAAGAAATACGCTGGCGGTTCTATCTCCAACATACATCGTCCGTGTTTCCCACTTGTTGGAATCTTGGCAAAAGAACGTTACACTGTTGAAAAAACTTTTGTTAAATAGAGACATCACATTCGCCCAATCCTGAGCAGATATAAAATTCCAGCTCAGTTCCACCTTTGCAATTCCACTGCGGATGACACTTGCGATGACATAACCCTTCACGTTTCTTCCGCTGTCCACCACTGTGCTGGTTGTGGCACTGTATGTTGACGGTTCGGGGAGTGCCGTCCCTGCTACCGTTACCATTGAGCGCATTACACGACACCCCCGATCAAAATATTCGCTCCGCTGCTGCGGCTGGCCTTGTCTACAGATTTCTTGAGCTGCTTCCCGTCCAAGTACACCCCGGACTTATTGAGGATGGCGCGCAGCAGCTCATTCTGTTCCTGCAAAAGAGCGTTTTGCTCTGCATTTGCGTCGGCCACACCGTAGCGGATGCCTTCCACGATCTGCGCGTTGTTGGCAACCGCAGTTCGCTTCCCGATTTGTCCCACCAACTCAGGGCCAGCTTCCCGCGCCAAAAACAGTTCCCCTGTATCTGGGAATCCGCCGGAAGCATATCCCTTTGTGCTCCCAGATCCGCCTGAAACGCTCCGGGTCACAATCGTATGTACGGTTGTAATGTTGCGAGGAATTGCATTGAGAGCACTGATAATGGACTGAATTTGCGCGTTGCTCTGTTTCGCCATTGTGCGGAAGTTATTTGTTGTCTGTGTGATAAAAGTCTTCAGTGCTGTGTCTACCGTCTCAATGGAGACCAGGACATCTGTTTTAATGCTTTCCGTAGAAGTCTTTGTCTGGATGACAAATTCAGAATAATCGGTATTCATTGCATCTGTCTGCACGCTGAACTGATCTGCCACCTGCTGGAACTGATCCGTGACACCAGTGAAATCAAAGGTCTTTTCCCAGTTGAGTCCTTCTCCATCGATTTTCGCATTGCGGATGGTTTCCAGCCGCGCAGCCTCTTCAAAATCTCCGGATTCTTTCGCCGCGTTAATCAGTGCCATGTAGTTTGTACCGGGGTCATAGGAAATTCCATTGAACACCTTTTGCACGCTGTCTGCGATCCCCTGCGCCGCCGCTGTGATGGCGGGTGTGCTTTGGATCATGCCCTCTGCAATGCCTTCGCCAAGATAAACACCTATTTCATCTCTGAATACGGTCGAAGGGGAATGGATCCCTAAAAACTCTTTGATTGATTTTATAAAAGTTGCTCCCCAATCTTCAACTTTTTTGCCAATGTCTGCAAGCCCTTGAAACAAACCATCCAATGCGTCTTTCCCAATCTGCTTCCAAGTTTCAATATTGAAAATTAAATCGACAGCACTGTCCACTACCTGCTTGATTCCATCCCATGCTGTTTCCCAATCTAATGTAAAAACACCTTTCAGAAACGTTATAATTCCGCCCAAAATCCCCTTAATATCATTTACAATCGTAGTAATAATTACAGTTACGCCTGCTTTGATATTGTTAAAGGTATTGATGAAAAAAGATGGGATACTCTCAATTACAGCTTTCAAATCAACTCCAAACACCGCTTTTGCAACAGCGTTGATTGTATTGAATACTAACTCTCCAGTAGAAAGTATGGCAGTAAAGGCACCAGCAGCAACTTGCTTTATACCATACCAAACTTTTGTCCAATCTCCGCTCAGAAATCCACTGATAATGTTGTAAATGCCACTGATTGCTGTCGCAAATGCCCGAATCAAATTTCCTATGTATCCGACTACTTCATCGACCATTCCTCGGACAGCAGACATTGCAGTTTGATACATCTGCTGCCACTGTTCATTACTGACATCACCCAGTGCCCGGATCGCAATGGAAATTCCTTCAAAAGCCAAAACCGCTGCACCTGCGATCTGCCCTCCAGGAACAAACAGTAGTGCTATTCCGGCCAGTGTCGTAAGTAAGTCTCCCAAATCAAGATCAAGAGAACTGATAAAATTCCCGATTGATTCAATGACCCCTATAACTTTTTCCCGTAGCCCTTCCGGGAGTAAATCAAGTACTGCCAGACCGGCTTCTTTTAACTTATCAATTACGTCTCCAACTGCAGACCGAATAATATAAAAGGTAGATCGGGCAAGATTGTCTATGCGAGCCAATCCTTTCCGGAAAGTTTCGCTGTTGTCATACAAATCCTTAAAACGAATTGCAATAACCGCAATTGCTGCTGCAAACGGGGCAATTTTCATGGCCATAGTAGATAGCCCAAGCAAAACAGGAATCTGAGCAATTATTCCGTGCAAGCTCATTCCGGTTAATGCGCTTTTCAGTAAAAGCGCTCTTCCATAAGCTTCTTTCAAACCAGCTTTCAACAATTCAATACCACTCATAATGTACGGAGAAAGTTTCATAGCCAGTAATCCAGCTCCGACAAGGCCAACTACAGTTAAAACCCCACGCAATTTATCTTTCAGCTCGTCCACTTGTCTGGTAATGTTTTTAAGCACAGATTCATCCCAAACACTATCCAGATCCCAGTCTTTTTCCCATCCAGCGCCGCCCGCTGCACCACTGCCGCCGGAAGCGCCTGCCCCTGTATCGGGCTTAATAATATTTAATTCGTCAATCCCAAGCGTATAATCTTTCAGCTTCTTTGCCGCCGCTGCCGCATCGGACATGCCGTCTGCCATGTCATCTGCCGCCCCAGCGCCAAAATCAATCGCATTGCCCATGCCTTCCCAATCAGAGTAAGACCAGTCTGTCATCTTGAAGCCAAACAGCTTTGCCAGCGCCTGTGCGAATTCAGTCAAAACTTCTACGACCGCCTGCACAACTGGAATGATCTTCACCAAAGCAGGAATAAAAATACTTCCGATGGCGCGGGACAGCGACTTAAATTCCATATGTAGAATACGAAGTGCATTTGCTGGGGACTCCAGTGTTTTTGCCATATCTCCAATGACGCCCATGCGGGCAGACTGCTCCACAATCGCTGTATAGCGAATGATGGCTTTCTGCGCCTGTGTCATCGTGCGGATCGACTGGTTTACACCGTGGTCATATGCTACCTGCTGAAGTGTTGCTTCATCCAGCGCATATCCGAGCCTGCGAAGCGGTTCCAATTCACCTGAAATACCGGACTGGACTTTCGCAAACGCACCGTCACCAACCGCATCCAGACTGATATTGAAGAACGAAGAAATATCGTAAGAAAGTTCAGTCAGCCCTTTGGACAGGTTATATGCCTGATCGTTTGCAAGGCCAAAGCCCTTTGCCATTGACATAAAAATGCCCTGGTTTCTCGTCCATTCAGAAATATCAATGCCGAGTTTGCTTTGCACCAGCTCTGCATATTCCATCGCTTCGCTGTAATATTCGCCCATAGAAACGGAAAACAGATTCATATTTTCCACATAGGCGTTGATATTTGTAATAAACCCGCTTAGTACATCGGCAACAGCATTAATCCCAAATCCAAACAAAGTAAGGTTGGCAATGCTTTTCAAACTGAATTTTCCGACGCTGTTAAAACTGTCTGCCGCCTTTTTATTGGATGCCGTCAAACCGGAATTGCTTTGAATGATCTTCTGAATGCGGATTGGAAATGCTGCAAATCCCTTCGACACTTTTTCCATTTCCGTAGCCAACGGAGAAAGCGCCGCAGCAGCTTTCTTGATGGACTGAGCAAATTTGTCCATGTCCATTGGAGCAAGCTTGCTCGAAATATCCGGAAGTTTTCCCAGTGCATTGAGCGTCGAATTTAACCCACTGGCTTTTTGTACACTTGAAAGCGCATTTAATCCTTTTGCAATTTTAGAGAGTTTTTTATCAGCCCCATCCATATTTGGTGTAAGAATATTAGGAAGCTTAGCCATCGCATTAAGCGTAGAGCTAAGTCCGCTCGACTTTTGAACTTCAGAAAGAGCTTTGAGTCCCTTTGCAATTTTAGATAGCTTTGTTCCGGAATTGTCCGCTCCAGACAGGGCGGTTTTCAGCCCTTCCAGCTGTTTCTTGATCGTGCTTAACCCACGGACACCACCGCTGGTGCTCGTTTTCAGTTCCTTCAGTGCCTCGGACAGCTTTTTGATATTTTCAGCCGCAGCATCGGACGATGCGCTGATCTCAATTTTGATGCTGTCAATTGTAGCCTCTGCCATGTGCCAATTCCCCCTTTCGGTAAAATAAATGGCACTTGGCACTGTTAGCTCCATCAAGGGAGAGGCACTTGGCACTGGTGTATCTATTGCTCCTACTTTTCTCTTGTGCTAAAATCACGTGGAATAGGAGTGATATAATGACTATACAATCACTATTTTTATTACATCTTTTGAAAAAAGCCCAAATATACGAGGATAATAATGTTTCTATTTTCTTAAAAGAAATGGTCGTAAAAACAAATCCAATCAATAATAAGGATACAAAAGAAGTTGATATATCAAAATTTAAACATTCTTTAACCTCTGCTCTCAATGATTTGTTAGATGATGACTATATATCCTACGACAATAAATCAACTTTTTCATCGTTCCAGGTGCATGTTCGTCATAAAGGATGGCATACTACGCAATCCATATTATTGCGTTCTGCGTCATTCCTGTTTAAATCTGTGGCTGTTCCTATTACTGTTTCTATATTCACCGCGATAATCACAATGTTTATTGCGTTAAATGTTTAAAGGTGTTGTGTTGAGAAATACCACTCTGCCCATTCTTTATCTGTCCTTCCGAGAGTAAATTTCCACCAACATCTGCTGACTTCTGCTTCACCTATTGCTTTCTCAATTGCCCGTACTGCCGGCGTGATATAATATGATTTGGAATGTTGGCCTTTTAAGAATCTTATAATCGGGTTTTTGCTCGAATACGCGCATTTATCAAAATCTTTTGGCTTCTCTCCAATAAAGTCATCCCATTCCCAGCAATTAAGCCTGCAATACGCCAAGCCAAGCCTTTCCGTTTGCGTTAATTCTTTTTCCTTACCAGCCCAATATTCAGACCAATCTTCCCTCACATCCATGCGCCTTCTTTCTAAAACTATAAAATCCCCGCCATCCGAATATATGGATAGCGGGGATCTCGATTATTAAATTGTTATTCCGCTAAAAGAGGCGGCTGCTGAAATGCTGTTAAGCAGATCTGTCCGGGGCACTGCATTTCAAGAGACGCAGGAATCGGAACGTTCCAAGTGGAAAACATATCCTTAACCATATAGCCTACTTGCTGCGGTGTGCTTCCCATATCCAGCATTACCCTTCTTGTGATGCGAACCAGATTAGCAAGGCCGTTCAACGAAACGTCGGGGCTTTTGCTTTTGGCTGTATAGCTCCCATTCCTTCTGAGCGCCGGAAGAATTTCCTCTGTTACCCAATCTGTAAACGCTTCTGCCTCTGGCTTTTTGCTTTGGAAAATTGCACGGTAAAGATTTCCCTCATTTATGATAAGCATATTCTGTGTTCCGCTTTTAGTGGGGAGGGCGATTGTATCGACACCCCCTTGTTTCAAACGAAGTTTACAGTCTTTTGCCCTAATACCAAGCGGTTTACACACATCCGCAAGACAAAACCACGGTTCGCCGTTGATTTCCTTCGTTCGGATCTGCCCGAATTTCTCATTCATAAAAATCTGCATCTCTTCCATAATTACGCCTCCATTTCACAGAGGAATGCATAGTTTGCAACCTCGTCCCGCAGATCGCTGATGTTCTCATTCAGCATTTGCAAGGCTTCCCGCCATGTTGGATAACTGGCGCACAGAGCTGCAGCTTTTTCAAGTTCTTCCCTTGTTCCTTCTTTCAATTCAATCGTGTCAAAACTGAAAATGTTTTCCAAAATAATTTGGAACATTGCATTGATCTGAGTGAGTTTATTTTCCGTCGCCTCATATCTTGCGACGTTCTCCATGCGAGAAATGTTTCCACTCTTCATGTGGTTACCTCCTAATAAGTCAATCTTCATCACATGCTTGACCTTAAACTGAGGGTGCTCCGATGTCGCCAAACATCTTTGTGGAGCACCTCTCTTTTTAATCGTCAGCTGCAGAATTGCGCAGCGAAATGATTTCTTCCCTTAATCTTCGCTGCCCTCCTTCACCGTGATAACCACTTGATCCGGCCTCACACCCAAATAGGCGGCGGCAATGCGCTTGACCCAATGTTCACTGTTCGCCAACTGATTGAGCAATTCTTGAATACTGTTTCTTTCGTTCATGGGAAACCTCCTTGATTTTCACCAGGAGGCGGGGTATAATGGATTTACCAAACCTCCGGGTGTGGTGAATAGGGTTCCGGTGTGTCTTTGATAGGGTCGCCGGAACCCTTACTTTTCGTCCAATCCTTTTTTCACAAGTTGGATTCCACGATTTACAACATCTGTTCGACTCTCTTCAAGCCTTTTAGCACATTCATCAAGGAGATTTAATTCTTCTTGACTCATGCGAAGTTGCAAACTTTTATCTCTTTTACTTGTTCCTTTGATTGGGCGTCCAGTCTTTGGCGACACGTTTATCACCTCTCTTTTGCCATGGCATAATTATAAATTAAGCAATGGCAAAAGTCAAGGGGGTTTCCAAAAAATACCCTCCGCCTATTTCTAAGCGGAGGGTGTTATAATTTTTAGGAGTTTGCAGTAAAAACAATGTCCTTTCCAGCCCAGAAATTCGGAGTGTAGTGTACTTCAAGCGTCTCCCAATCCGCTGGTGCTTCAAAGGATACGACGCCGTTAAACTTCTTTCCTGCTGCGACAGTCCCATCAAGCTGCGATTTGTCAGACATTGTAAGCCCGCCAAGAGAAAAGTTGATCGCATAATCGTCTGCATACGCTTCAAAACTAAGAGCAGAACTGACCACAATTTCAGAATCAGAGTTGTTCTCAATTTCAAATTCGCAAATAACAAATACGTTTCCATCGGACGGAGCCATATACTCTGTACCGGAAGATGATTCTACTCCAACAAGGGTTACTGCGATATCATCCAATTCAACTTTGTCTCCAACTTCAAACGTTGTGTTTTCCGAATTATTTACAGAAGATCCATCGCCATTTACTTTTTGAGGGGTTGAATTTCCACTTCCGCCAATTGCTGCAATAACAATCAAAAGAACAATAACAATTACAATAATCAGCGGTATTTTAGAACCACCGTTCTTTGCCCCACAGTGTGGGCAAATCTTCGCAGATTTCGCAATATCTGCTCCACATGCTTTACATTTCTTCATCTTCTCCATGTTCGTTCTTCCTCTCTTTCCAATTTAGGGAAAATCCCTGAATCGACTATAGCACAAGAGGAATACAGAATCAATCAAAACATTTAAAGTTCCATCAGCGGATAAACCTTCTCCCAAACGTTCATGTGGTAAACGTTAATGGTCCCATAGTTAGCGTCGAAAATCTTTTTTACCCCATAGCCCTGGCGTTGGCTTTCAATCTTGAGCTTCCTCCAATCGAATGCCTTGTGAGATACGCCGTTCATATGTGCTACTCGTTTGATGGAATACCATTCTTTGCTGCGATCCAGCTCGGCTTCCAAAGACTTCCGTTTGTCCTGCTCGTCTTTTAGCGCAGTAAGCAGTTTGATGCCAAACTCAGGAGAGTTTATCATCTTGTCGATCGTGTCGGAAGTCATATAAGCCCCGTGCCTGCGGATGGAGGGGATTACCTCGTCGGCAATCTTTGCCTGAAATTTCTCCGCTGTTTCATTCTTGGCTTTCATAGCGAGACGATAGAAGACATTTTCGGGAATATAACCGTCTTTCGCCCACTTGTGGTCGAAACCAATTTCATCCAAAAATCCAAATACACGCTCCCAACGAACCGTGTTGTACTCTACACCGTTCTTAATTTCTGTTTTTGTAAAACCAAGTCCACGGGCCACGGTTTCCAATTTCAGATAAGCAGTTCCGTCCTTTTCAAAGCACTCAATACCGCTGATATTCAAAATCATCAGGTCATTCAAGTATATACCGCCTTTCTAAATTCTTGTTTTCACCTTATATGTTGACCCAGGGCAGGGGAGTAAGGTGGCACCTCCCTTTTCGGCCCGTCGACCTATCCCTGGCGTTCAACCAATGTTGTGAGAGACAGCGGGGGCATATCCCGCCATGCGTAACCTCTCAAATGGTAGATTCTAAATCAAAATCTCCGCTATCCATATATTCGGTTGTCAAGGTGCAATTTATTGGAATGGATGGAAATTATCCGATCTTCCGGTTTGCTCTGGCCCAGTTCTCAAAGAAAAGGCTCGCCTTCAAGCGCTCATTTTCAATCTGCGTCTCGTCCGGCTCTTTTCCTTTTCGGAACGAATAAGGCTTATCGCTGTATGGATTCGGCTTCGTCCCTTTTTTGGCAAATGCATGAAGCACCGGCGCTGCATCCAGAACCGCTTCATAAATGTACATGCCCTGCAGCCATGCATCCTGATTGATACGTTCCTGCCTTATGCGTTCCGCCGCAAGGTATTGTTCAATGATCCAGACATCGCCGTTCCAGTATTGATCCCAAGTCATTCCAATGGAAAGATAATAGGGACATTCCCGTTCAAACAGTTCCGACAACGAAATTACATTTCCACTGTCACATTGGAGTTTTTTGCCAATTCCTCGTCTGTGATAACGCGATGGGCATATGCAGTCTGGTTATAGAGCTGCATCAGGCGTTCCATCATGGCAACAGTCATGCCGCCGATGGACTCCAGAAGCTTGTCGCTTTGTGTCCGGGCAATGAATTTGTGATTCTTGCGCAGCGCATAGAAAAACAGCTCCGGAACTTTTGTGTTCGGGAATGCGATTACATCTTCCGCCTTAAAGCCGCGCTGCTCTGCAAAGGCAACACTTTCCCTGGAAAAGTCCAGCTCATAAACAGTCCCGTCCACGGTGATCCGGATCGGGTTTACGCGTTCTTCATTCATTTTGCTCATGGCTCAAAACTCCTTTTCACGATGTATTAGACCTCTGAAAGCTTTGCGTCCCAAACAGGGGCATTGGTCGGCGTAATATAGGCCGTCGCTTCCAGCACATTGTTGACCTCCATACCGGGAAGTCCAAGCGGCGTAGGCTGGCCTGTAAAGAACAGATCCTTCGCAAGACCGGGCACATCAATACAGAACCACATTGCCTTCCCCTCTCCGGCCGCTTCGTCATACGCCTCAACCATAGTGCTCCATGCGGCCAGACTGTCTTTTGTCAAGTTGATTGTGAAGCCCAGCGCGCCGCCAAGATCTTTTAGGCCAGCAATGTAGGTTTTGTATTCCGTTTCTTTCAGGTTGGTTGTTTCCAGCGTATCCGGTTCAGGGTTCATTTCTGGGATTGCTTTCAGTTCCGGGACCTCAGTATAGCCTGTCGTAGGACGGGTGCCAGAGGTCGCTTCCACGGCGTACTTCATAGTTACGCCGGCAGTGCTCAGTTGAATGCTCATTTTAATTTCCTCCTTTAGATGGTTGGGAGGCACTTGGCACTATGGCACTTGGCACTGTCAGCCCACTCAATTTGTATAGATTCTATACTCTTTATCGACAACGGCTTGATACCGTGCGACAATACGGTAAATGGTGGCATCATTCAAATTTGCCACCGGGTTCATCAAAATACGTGTAAAGTTCAGTTTGGAAAACTCTTCATCCACAGTTTGCAGCAGCTCTTTCGCTTCCATTTTTCCATACCCGACTTTGTTGCTGTAAATATTTACTTCATACAGAACCGTTGCTGCATTCTCGATGTTTCTGGTACGCATTTTCTGCAGCACAGTATTGGAAGCCTCTGCAATGGTCACAGATGGGAACTTCGCCGGTGAGTCCGTATACTCTCCTGTGACATACGCACCGTAGCGCTCTCGAAGGACCGTGGCGATTCTTGAAAAGATAAAGCTCTCAATATCAATCGTCGTCAATCACCTCTTTTGCAACATACGGTATGCTCTCCCGTAGAATTTGCGCAGTGTCATACATATATGGGCGGCTTGGCATGCCCTTTGTCCAATGCCATTCTCCGTCATCCCCAAGATACCACCAACCGGATTCCCCGTGGTTGTTGACATCGTACTTCCACCCAGCAAGGCCGGGATTCGGATGCTGGCTTCCCTTTCCCATGACTCCAGTTCCAAATTCTACGAAAGCGCTGTGCGGAGCCGTAGCGGCAATTTCGCCGGTCTTTCCAAATGTTCTCCCTACAATCCCATTGACCAGCGCACCGGAATCATAGGCATTCATGTACATAGCAAATTCCTTCGCCTGCTCTGTACCGGATTCTGTCAGAGTTTGCACAATCGTTTCATCCGCATCGGAAACCTTTTTCCGATATCCCTCTAACCGGTCAAGAGCTTTGGACAGGGAATCCGCGCTTAGATCGATCTTGATTTGCAACAAAACTCACCGCTTTCATTGCCTGCTGCTGCTCTTTTTCATAGGTGCTGACGTCAACTTCCTGTATGGCAAATTGAAGGGAGTTTTTCCACGCAGCTCGTTTCTTGACGCGGTAGTTATACGCACCTTCCGGATCTGCTCCGTCTATCCACAAGACCGAGTTTTCATTGATCTCGCACCCTGTGTCCGCAGTAGTCATCGTTCGGTCATAATCTGTTTGCGTGCCAAACTGGTTTACTTCGGAACTCCCTTTATTGGGAGAAACACAAAGGTAAGCTTTCTTTTGTGAAGTATAAAGCGGGACAAAATTTCCTGTTACATTCCCGTACTGATCCTCAATCTCTACCTGCCCAATATAGTTCTTGTAATAGACAGGGCTCAAATTCGCGCGTAGATTTCTCATATCACCGCACCATTCCTACAACAGGAGTAACCTCCTGCAGCAATTCCTCTGGTATTCCTTCCGACGCCCATCCACGGTCTACACCATTTTCTTTGTGGCTTGTCTGATAATCCGCCCCAAGCTTGTTATAGGCCGCCAGTGCAATCCGTACCTGCAGGTCGCTGTAGCGAGGCTCCAATGTTTCCGGGTATTCTCCATAAGGGAACCGACGTGCCAAAATCGCATGTTTAGCGCTCTCCAAAAGCTCTTGAAGCAGCTCTTCATCGGATTCATTGGTGCGCAGTTTCAGCCTTTCCAGATTCTCCATGATTCACCTTCCTCGGTCTTCCTGCTTTTCTTGGGGCAGCAGGAGTCGGCGAAGGTTCATGGAGTACTGTCCCATGCTTTTGCATTGTATCCGCGTCTTCGTCCCTGATCTGGAACGGAAAACCAGCCTCATAAAACCGGCCGTTATAGCACACGCGGTAATTTGGAATAAACTTCATGCCGCCTCCTGTTTTTACTCAAACGAAGCTCCGTCAAAACGGAAGATCACAACGCTCTTCCCATCTACCAGAACTTCAAAAGTATCCGTTTTCGTCACACGGAAAATAATGTCAGGATCAAAGGTAATGTCCTGCTTTGTAGGAGAGCCGTTCTTTTTGAATGTCATCTTGCTTCCAGTCTTTGTCAGGTGGAACGGGAAGTAATAGCCATCCTGTTCATCCGGTTCCGAACTGAACTCTGTGTATCCTGTCACATGATGGAATGTACCAGAGACTGAACCGTCTGCCTTGACCATCAGATCATTGCCTACCAGGTCGGACACCTGCTTCCCCAATAGGGTCTGACTGCCGGGGAACAGCGTCAGAATGTCAGACCCGATTATTCCCCCAGGACGTTAAGTACTGCCACTTCGTCCATGCGCTCAAAGGAAGGCAAGACAATTTCGGATGCAAAGGTATTGATGTTTACGGGGTGCTCCTGCAGAACGCGGGTAATGGCAACTCCGGTATTTACAATGGAAACCTCTGCACTGGACGCTCCGCGCAGATCCGCCTCTTCCGGCGTAGTGCCATACCATGTTCCGCCAAGCGTTCCGTCAGGGATCAGGCAGACATAGCCGTTTGGCACAAACGCATGAGCAACCTTGCTCTCGTCCCGATACTGCTTATCGTAAATTGCAATCCGCAAACCAGAAGTAGACTCCACAACCGCCTTTACTTCATTTTCAGTCAGATATCCAAGAGACATGCCGTTGGTAGTCATATAACGGTTCTTTACAGCATCCGCTTTGGACAACAGATTGAAGGTATAGGAGTTCATGATGGCTACAGTCAGCTCAGTGCCGGTTTTTGCACGGATTGCATCCTTAACCGCTTTGAACGCCGCAAAGGGATCTGCTGTTGCCGGCTTGTCCCAAGTTGCAGTACTGGTCAGAGCAGTGTAGTTGGTTGTTTTCCAGGAACCATCCGTATCGTATTTGTAGGTGTAATCCATCCCGTTTGCCTTGATCGCAATGCCAACATCGCCGCCCTCCGGGAAAAGCAGCTGCATAATCATCCGCTCAGGGACAACATTCGCGCCATCAATCAAATCACGAGTATCGTCAAACACACGGGCGATCACCTCAGCAGCATACGGGTCGGTAGACTCCTGCACTCGAAGCATCTCCTGCCGATCCTTCTCTTTGATCTTGTAACCCTCGCGGAAGAAGGGCATTTCCGTCTCCAGTTTCTCAAAGCCAATCCGATCCCGGAAGGTAGCCTTAGCATCAAAAGCGGAAGGCATCAGAGACACAGGCAGGCCACGGGAACCTTTGAGCCAGGACAGATCAAGGCCAGCCTTCTTGCGGGCAGGAAACAGGGTAGCGCCCAGATAGGGAATCTGGTTGGAAGCAACCTCCGTCCAGTTCGCCGCAATCGCAGCAGGTGTAAAAACTTCTCTCAAATCCATTATGTTCGCCTCCTTACTCGTTCACGCCGATGTTGTCCCGCAGGATAATCCCGGGCACTGCAAATGTCGTATCCAATGTTACACCAGAATGCTCCTGAGCTTTTGCCTTGTCTACAACGCCCTGAACCAGCAGCGCTCCGTTCGGATTCTCTGTCGGATCTACATCGTACAGGAGCATACCTGCAGCAGTAGCATAAGACGTGGATGCAATCTTTTTCCCAGCAGAAGTCATCGGCGTTCCAGCCTTAACAGTCGATGTTTCATCCACTTTAATAGGAATTGCCACAAAATCGTCAGCAGCCAAAATTTCTACAGTGCCGCCAACAGAAGTCTTGGAAAACTTCATCTGTTTCTCTCCTTTTCATCAAAAATAGTGTTTCAAACCTTCGTTTGCATTTTTGAGGGCATCGGCCCGCTGCTTGCCCAGCTTCTTGGCAAACTCTACGGCCTCATTCTTGCCGACCTCTCCACCACCAGCACCGTCAGGCTTAGGGTCCTGCTTCACCAGATCAGCCCGCAGCTTCTTCTCATATGCGGCGTTGGCCTTCTGCTGGTTGGCAAAGACCCGCTCCATATCGCCGTCAAACAACGCCTCTGCTGTCTCGCGGGCCAGCTTCTCGTCATAGCCCGGCATGGCGATATAGCGGGCGGTGTGCTCGGCAATGGTGGACTTCCGAAGCAGTTCAGTGTACTTGTCCTCCAGCGCCTTGCGGTCAGCGTCAGCCTGCGCTTTTGCCGCTTCATCATCGGTCATCTTAGACTTGAGCTGTTTGGACAGGTTGGCCGCCTCGGTAGCCTTGGCGTCAAAAACTTCTTTCTTCACATAGCCGCTCAGGTCAACCTGGTCAGGTACATCAAGCCCCAACAGGGCGGTAACCTTGTCGGCGTCGCTCATTTCCGCGAAGCCCTGGATGCTGTCAGTGGAAATCTTCATGTAAATTCTCCTTTTGGGTTTTGTAAGTGTTCTCTCACTATGTTTTTGGGTTATTAAGCGTTCTCTCGCTGTTGGGAGATTTATACCGCCCCTTCTCTGGGGCCATATTCAACGGTTATTCTCCGTTTGAATTTTCAAATTGGTATTGGGCAAATAAACCTTTGCTATCAAGAAATCTGATTTTTCTGGGAGATATTTCATCCATAGACCCATCTTCGTATTCAACAATGCCAAGCGTTATCCAATATTGTCCGCCTGGGTGCCCACCACGCAACGGTGAGGCGTCTACTACATCGGCCCGTTGTTCCCATCGATGGAACATCGCCCGTTTCTCATCTACAACGCAAGGACGATATTCTGAATTTGTAATTGTCAGGGTTCCATCAAGGCTTGCCATATTTCCCTCCTATTTCACGGCCTCCATCCAGCACCTACATTTTCTATGTGGTTTTGGCGGAATAGAATTTATTGGGTATATCTTTCCGTCCCGCTCCCTGCAAGTTTCACATTCTTTCCCATCTAGTACAGTGTGCCACTTCACCCTTCTCACACCGGAATCCTGATAGGCTTTCAGGGTGGATTCATCGGTCACAATGTCCCCGTATGTAGCTGTCAGATCAGCCCAGTAATGTAGCCCCCGCCGGAACTCTGTTACCTTGCCCGTGCTGGAATTGATGCCCTCAGCGGTGTACTGCCTCTTGCGGTCAACATCGTTGTCATAAATGACTTTCGTCACAGCGTTGTACGCCGCCAGTAAAGCCAGCAACCACGCTAAATCAGGCGGTTCCTCTCCGTGCGGTTCGGCCTCCTGATACCGCTCTTGCGCCAGTTCAAGAAAGACATCTTGGTTGTCCTTGCGCAGTTGGTCATACAGTGTTCGGGTAACTTCCAGCACATTGAGTTCATCAAACCCGTTCTGCGCCGCTTCATCTTTGGCGTCCTCAAACCGCTTGACCGCCCTCCTGTTCAAAAGGTCGATAGCTTTGTCGGTAAGGTCATAAGGGTTTTTGTTTTCCAAACAGTTCATCCCCTATGCGGTTATATTCATCGAGAATTGCATCAAAAGCGGTATCCCATTCCGGGCCGTGTCCAGCGTCATATCCAACGGCTACATGTGCAAGTTCGTGTGCAAAAATTTCTGTTGCGTTTTCAATGTCCACATTCGGATCTACTAAAACTTGAATTTCTCCATCATCGCAGAAATTTGTGAGACCATATGCCTTATCTCCGTCATCTGCTTCCAGATCTGCTTCGAAATAGCATTCACACTTTTTTCCTGGATAAATGTTTTGAAACGCTTGATATACCATGCTGAAGGGATCATTCAGAAACGGGGTCTTCCGCATCTGCATTGTTTGTTCCTCCATTCCTATCTGCCATCAGTTCATCCCGCAGGCTCCGCTCCATCTTTTTCTGCTGTTCCTCGGCATATTCTATACTGATCCTGTATGCGTCCTCGGGGTCGCTGAATAGCCCGCTGTACTGGAACGCCAGCTTCGGATGAATCTTGCTGTTGTTCAGCATTTCCGCCAGCACTTGCGCCTTGGACTGGATGTTGGATAGGTTCTTCCGAGTGAACTCCGGCTTGATGTCGGACAACTGCAAGCCCAAATCTCCAGTCTCCCGGCAGATATACAACACCAGCCGTAGAAACTCTCTCTCTGACCGCTCCCATGTCTTTTCCGTGTCCTTAGCCCGGCTCTCAGCAGCAGACCAGCCGTCCCGGTAAATGACCGCCTGACCGGTGTCGCTTGTAGAGGAACCGCCGTTCCGGTTCGGCATCCCGCAGATGGTTAGATAGGCGTCTTCCAAATCGTCCACAACAGTCTGCGTGTTGGCCTGATTCAGCTCAGAGGCAATGCGGTAGACTTTGGCTTCCATACCAGGAACACCCTTAATTTCAATCGCCATGCCTCCAGAAGCAAGGGATCTGTATGCGTTCTTGTCAATTTCGCAATTCTGGAACACATCAAAAGCGTTCACGAAATCCTGGATACTGTCCAGCCGGTTAGACTCAATCATATTGATGGCGTTCAGGATAGGGATGACCGGCTCAAAGGCCCCCATTCGTGCATCGTTGTTCACATACTCCACAATGGGGATGTATGGTATGGTGCGGGTCTCTTGCTTCGTGATCTTACCGTTCTGTACCTCGAAGTACCACTCCGGGGTATATACACAAAAATAAGGCTGACACTCTTCGTCTACTTGTTCTATCACACCCGCTACCTTTTTCTGCCCGATTCCGCTGTGATAGATGCAGAACGCAGCCCTCGGATCAAGGGTGTAAATGGATACGGGGGAACCATCTCCCTCTCCTGCTTCATCAGGGAGAACCATACGTACCGCCACACCGCAAATGTGCATCCAGTCTGCCAGTTCCTTATCGAGAGTGTCTTTGCTCTCGGCCCGCATATACTCATTAAGTGTGTTCACACTGGCGGAAATATCATCCTCTCCGCCGTTGGATACATAGCGGATAGGGCCATCCAGCAGATAGGCCGTCTTGAAGGTCACGATCTCGTTCGCACGGTTAATCATCACCTTGTTGTTAATCTCCGGGCGGACGATTTTATTTTTCAGGCGGATGTCCTGTTTCCCTCTGTAATAATCATACAGGTAGGCTGTTTCTACCCTGTTGATACGATGCACTGCCAGCGCTTTTCCAAGCACATCCACCACATTTTCCGGGGTGACTCGCTTTTTCGAGGTGTAGATTTTACGCCGACCCGTCAAACCATTGACCGGCCACTCAGATAAAGCTCGAACAGTATCGTTTTCAGTCACCTTGCCACCTCCAAACAAACAAAAAAGCGCCAACAAGAATCCGGGAAATGAATCTCGGAAACTCATTGGCACTTGGCACTGTTAGCTCCATCAGGGGAGAGGCACTTGGCACTGGTTTATTTCAGTTTTCCTCAAAGGAAGAACTATTTTTATGTTTTTATGACATCCTTTGCAATATGGATAAACAGTTCCATTTGCATCGTCTTCTACTTCCATAAGCTTTCTTCGGATACCGGCGGCGGCACATATTGGGCAAAAAACATTTACCTTCAATCAACCGCCCACCTTTCCTGAAAATTTGGAGCAGCGCACGGGTCTTGAACCCGTACCATCAGCTTTGAAAGCTGGTATGCGCCAATTACACCAGCGCTGCAAATAGCCCTCGTAACAGGGCTATGTTGTGTGATTATCAGGATTTGCACACCGTCCTATACATGCGCCATTTGTTTTCTCCCACTATACAGCGCAAGATACAATGGGAAAAGTGTCTCTTCCACAGCCAGCAAACCAGATTGGTTTATTTCCGCTTTTGCGGATTGGTGGCACGGGGTGGGCTTGAACCGCCTTGTGCTCCCATCTGAGAGCCTATGCCCATCCATTCGGACATCCGTACCGTATTTGGGCCTCCGGCGATGTACCGTCGGCCCGCTTACTCTCTCCCGAAATACTATATATTGTATTTCTTTTTTAATTATACCACAATATAATGTGTTTGTAAACCAATTTATGAAAAAAACACAAGATACTTTTTAAAACGGGCGCCGGAATACCTCCACCTTGTTCCCTTCTAGTTGCTGGACATATTCAGCAAACATTGCCCAAGCATCAGGAACATCGTCATGTTTATTTTTCCCAGCCATCGTATAGCCGCATAGGAAGTTTAGCATCCGGCGATACTCCTTATCTTTCTTTATGATGGAATTGTCCTTAAATAAAACCCGTTCTTTTACCCACGGGGAATTTACTATGATCTTTGTCTCTTTCCCCTGTGTTGTGTATTTTGTTGTGATTTTTGCGATTCCCCCGGATTCTTTCACTTCTTTTTGAACTTTTTCTGCTATTTTACCACCAGCGCTGTTACTTTCAAACTGACCCATCTGAGCCTTGTGTTGAAGAAGCTTTGACACTAGCCTCGCCTCTACGACCTCTGGATTGCTGTTGTCGCATACTACGTCTTCACAATAAAAGTCATTTCCGTACTGGTAACAAATCGGCATGACGCAGTAATCAGTGCCCTTGTCCTTCGTATCGCACACAAACAGAATTGCATCTGGTTTTCTATCAGGAAGCTCAAAGTACCGGCGCAGCTCATCTTCATTGTAGAGCTGTCCTTCACGCTCAATGGGCTGAGTCATGTATAGTGCCCTCCAGGAAGCATCGTCCATAACATCTCTCTGATTGTGATAGAATGCCGTGGTAAACCCAAGCCCATACGGATAATCAAAATTGCTCTCATCGTTTTCATCCAGAGCAGGTAGGTGGATAAACTCTGCCAATGGATCATTGGTATGCGTCAGTTCAAGCCGGTCAATGGGGTCATGCAGCGTCCATGGAGTTTGGACAAGGAGCTGGACGCAATCGCCAATCATTCTTTGCATCATATCGGTATAATACTGTTGCCAGAGTTTATCCATCCGTTCTTTGCTCATTGCAGATTCAATATCAGGTACAAGGTCATCTGCTACCAGAAGATTAGAGGCACGAACTTTGCCCGCGTTACCAGATCCAATGGACGAAAACTCAAAGGTCTCAAACCGCTTTCGTTTTCCAAGATCAATTCGCATGTCCTGGGCGTTTGTTTTGCAAACTTGAGCAGATGGAAAAATATCTTTCCACAAATACTCCCCTTTGGGGTCTAACATCCGCCCAACTTCTTCATAAGCCCCACGTAGGAATGAGTTTGAGTGCGAACCCATCAGAATGCTTAAATCTGGATTCTTTAACCCCTCCATCACCATGAACATCAATTCAATGGTGGTCTTCCCGACGCCTGGGGGAGCCATAACACCCAAAATGCGTATCTTCCGTTCAGATAGCCGCTGCATGGCCTTGACAACAGGAAGTAGCTGCTTTCTGCGTGGCATATAAAACTTCTTTTTCGGCTCTCTATCCCACTCAGCATATCTTATCGCCGCATCAAAATCATACGGTGCATCAAACAGCAGACTTCGCTTATTCAGATCAAACATCTTGAAGCTGTTCTGCTCTTTGGCATATTTGGCCGATAGGCGGCGGACTTCCTTATTAACGCTGTGGGCTTCTTCAAAATTTTCGGATTCATACAATCTACATACATCAAACAAATCTTGCAACGCAGAGGCATCAGATAGATCTCTCTCTCTTGCTTTCTTAATCAGTTCATCAAGCTTCACTATCTATCAATCCTCCAAAATATTCTTTCTCTGCGTTTAGTCTTGCATTTTTTGCTTCTTCTAAATTATCGAAGTATCCGAACAATATCACTTTTTTATCTCTTGAAATTTCTCTCTATCAAAGTGGTCGTGCCCGTAATGTACATATCTGCGCATATTCAATCCTCCGCCGGTTCTGGAATAGGCATCCAGTGAGTAACTATCATCCCTTTAAATACGGAATTTATTGGAGTACATTCCTCAAACATTTTATCTTGAAACTGCCAGGCTTCATATTCTTTTAAATATCTGTAATTAGACAAAATCTTTTTCTTACCCGCCCATCTTACCGTCACCATCACTGGCTCCATATCTGGTGGCATCCTATCAGTGCATTTGATCCAGTCCATTCAATATTGCCCCATCATAGTATCTGCAATTCTTATCAATCGGAAGCGAAAACTCCTCCGGCATATTCCCCAAAAAGAAACGGCTCATTTTTGTTCTTTTGCACCTTAGTGACCATCCAGCAGGAGACTCCATCCCATCAGGCCACTCAATCCTGTCGTGCCACTCTATTTCATTGTATTCACAATTCACACAATTTCTCATAATCACCCATCATGCAACACAGCATCGCTTCAGGCATTATTTTGATCCAGTCCATACTTTTCTAACAACTCCCTCTTTTTCGAATCATACGCGGACTTTGCACTTTCAATAGACAGAAAACCCGTTTTTACCCAGCGTTCTCCAGAAACCTGAACGGCTACTCTGTATGTCTTGCCATTCTTTTCCAACATAACGCCACGCACACCGGTTTTGCTTCTTATCATCGCCTTATCTGACTTCACCGCCGCAATATCCGCACGTTTTGTTCCGCCCGTTTCTACGAACTTGGCCTTAACAGCAAGATCAGAGTATTTCTTCATTTCCTCGCTTTTGTATTGCTGGCAGCCGCATCCTTTTGGCTTATTCCTTATCGTCTGCGCGGGGAACTCTTTTTCAGATCCGCACATGGAACACTTGCACAGATACAGCGCGTTCCTGTGCTTGTCAATTCCGGTTCGCTTTAATACAGTCAGCGCACCATAGATTTTTCCGGTAAGATCTGCTGTTTTCTCACGCTTCTTGCATCCACAGTCTTTCTTTGGCGATTTTTTATCGGTTAACCGTTGGCCCTCCACGACGCACTCATTTCCGCATCTGCGACATATGCACCGCCAAAGCATGGCGCCTTTGGGCGAGCGCCCAGCGGGTTCTATTACTGTCAGTTCCCCAAACCTTTGGCCGATGAGGTCTTTCATCTTACTCACCAAAACCACCCTCTTTTTGTTTTGTGCGGCGATTTTTCAATGCGCCTTTTTTTCACGGGATTTTAGAAAGCTCTCCTTTCCAGCACATACCACTGGATCTTACTAATCCCAATCTGCTTACAGGCGGCCTCCACTGTGATGGAGCCGTCTTTTTTTATTTTTTAGGATATTGTCGTTTTTGGCCTACCAGCGGTAACTTTCGGCGTGGTTAATGCCTCGTATGGTGTCATGCCCATTTTCTTAATGCGGTAAGATACAAAAGAAAAGCTCAATCCGTATTGCTCGCACCAATCAATGGCCGACTTCGTTTCTCCATTAATCTCCCATTCCAGTTTCCGTTTCCTGCTCCGCTTTTTGGTTGGTCTTGCGGTAAATGTATATTTCGGATGTTGATTGTTTGCTTGCGCCTTTGCATCAGTCCACCTACAATTATCTGGTGAGTACCCTTTGTCGTTATCAATTCGGTCTATTGATAAATTATCGGCATACCCATGCGACAGAGCCCAATCCCTAAACGCAAACACATCCTCTCTCCATTCATCACAAATGTCTATTCCTCGCCCACCGTATGTTTTCCACGCATGGTTTTTGTGGTTATAACACCGCTCTTTCATTCCGCTCCAAATTCTGTATATCCTATCTTTTGATAATCCATGTGTACTAATAAGGGACTTATGATGAATACAATCTGCTTTTCCACAACTCTTTATTGTCTCATTTTCAAAAAGCACCGGATTTACTTCAACTGATCTACCGCAATCACATCTGCACACAAACATCTTTTTGCGTTTTCCAACAACGGTTAGATGGTATTTTCGAACACCTCTCCATTTTTCTATATCAAACTTTCCTCGGTTTGTTTGGCAAATACAAACCATAGGATTTTCTCTCAACAAAAACTTTGGAGCGTGGTAATTCTCTGCACCACAAAAGGTACATCTCGTTTTCCAGCCGAATCCCGTTTTATATCCAATTATCTCCCAGCATCCAATTTTCTGCCCAATCCACTTTGGGTTGCTTGGCAAATTTTCTCTTTTAATCCTTGCGGTTTCCTTTTCCGCTGCTATTCTTTTTCTTGTTTCACACCCACAAATCCCTTGATTCTTCCCTTTCGCATAATCTTTCCCGTTATGCGTGACTTTCTTCCTTCCGCACTTCTGACAGGTTAGCTCCCACATCTGTTTATGTGTTTCCCAATCATACCAAACACGGGTAACTTCAAAATCGCCGTACACTTTCCCGATTCTGTCAGAATAAAACTGATCCTGCATTTCAAGAACCTGTTTCTTGTTTGCCTCGTTAAACATCCCCCTTTTTTACCCCCTTTTTGTTTCGGCTCTCCAGCGGAGGCAACCCGTGTTCCGCCCGATACTTCGCAACTGCCTTATAGTAGGTGTTTGGACGCAACCCCAACTTTTCCATCGCCCACTTGTTCGTCCTCCCATCAGACAGAACTTCTTTGTAGGCTGCATCGAAAGCCACCTCATCTATTTCAATCGGCTTTCTTCCTTTATATGCGCCTCTGTCCTTAGCAAGAGCAATCCCTTGGGCCTGCCGCTCATGCGTGTTGATTCTTTCCTTCTCAGCCACATACGAAAGAACTTTCAATACAATATCAGCAATCAGCGTTCCTGTGAGATCGTTCGTTTTCCTGGTATCCAAAATGGGCATATCCAGCACAACAATATCTGCTCCGATCTCCTTCGTGATATGTTCCCACTGTTTTCCAGTCTCAGTGTAATTTCTTCCGAGCCGGTCAAGGCTGCACACAAAAACCGTATCACCCTTTCGGATTACAGTCATCATCGCGTTCCATTTGTCCCGGTTGTAGTCCCGCCCGCTCTCTTTATCAATGAAGATGTACCGCTCCGGCACTCCGGCCTCTTTCAGCATTTTAGTCTGCCGCTCCTCATTTTGGTCTTTCGAGGACACCCGCGCATATCCAACACAAATGCTCTCAGCCATCCCATCTCGCCTCCTTTTGTTTGCAAATTCATTATAACAAATAATTTTGTTGTTTGTCAACATGTTTTTTGCTTTTTTTAATTTTTCTGTGGTAGGGGGGCTCAGGTGGTGGGTGGCCGCCCTGTCCTATCCCCCTGGGGTGCCCGGCGGCCCGTTATCCTTGTAATACCTTGATTATCTGGGGTATACCCATACCAAACAGCCCACATATATATAATAATAATTTGGCACAAATCGCAACTACTCAAAAAATAAATAAAAATATTTGTAAATTCTGTTGACTACATCAAGCAAATATGTTATCATATAATCACAGCAAGGGAAACCGCGCTGAATCTACCGGGCAGGAGGTACACGAAATGGAGATTGATAGCATGACCCAGACCGAGTTAGCTTCATACCTTGAAACCCTGGCGAAGCTGGTAGAGGCCACGGCCGAGGACGCACAGGACGCGGCCCGCATTATCCGGGACGCAATCCCTAAACAGTAAAAGAATAGGCTCCCCGCAGCCTACCACAGCACAGGGAGCCTAAAGCACAACACGGGGCGGCATGGCCTGCCACATGTCGCCTCAACTATAACACAACCGGCAGGAGAAAGCAATAGCCGGAGGGGGCAAGCCCTCCATGACAAGGAGGAAAACAGAATGGAAATGATGCACATCAGCAAAGCGGACTTTGACCGAATCGGAGCCGATTATAAGGGCGTTTATATGGACTATCAGGGAACGCATCCACAGCGCAAAGGCCGTCGGGTTGCGTTTCTCCCCGGCCACGGTACAACGCTCTACACTGAGGGCATCCACTTTGTCGTTGATGATGATTGCACACACTTGCCCGTCCTTTGCAAGGAAAACGCAGAGGAGGGCGCGGCTTATCAATTCGGCGGCAGTATCCTGTATGTCCATCGTATTTACCGAATCGGCGAGGAATACGCGAACGATAACAGCTTGCTATATCTCGATCGCGTAGAAACCAGTATAGGAGATTTTGCACTCCCTGGAAGTGACACAATCAGCACAAGCAAGAACTAGAAAATTTACAACGTGGCGCGGGCTTGACCCGCCCGCCGAAGAATGGAGGAAATAAAAATGCTTAACATGCACACCCCAGACGATTGGAGCCGGATAGATTGCAGCCAATGCCCAGAGCGCCACATGTGCGATCAGGTACAATATGATTGCCCGCTTGATGATCCGCCGCTGTTCCCACAAAGCGCCGAGGAGGTGACCCCCGCTTGATTGTCCTGTTTATTCTGCTGCTCCCGCTTATGGTGATATGGGAGCTTGCCAAAAAATCTTGACTGCCCCGAGCGGGCGCGATACAATCAACAAGAGGTGTTATACATGAGACTAGCCCCCGACATGATCCAGCGCGTTGAGGATATAGCCGCCAGCGCGTTATATGACTATGAGGCCGTGGGCGTCCGCGTCCAAGACGTTCCATTTGCCCCCGGTCCTATGGCCCACCGCTCCCACGTCTGGGACAACGGAGACGACACCGGCGAGGAGCTGCCCGGCGTGTCTGCTATGCGCTGGGACTCCATCAACGCGGCGCAGCGCCAAGGCTACTATTATGGCGATTATGTGGCCGTCATTGCTGGCAACTCGTGGGACTACGGCGAGGACGACGGAGAGATCGTCATACATGATCCGATTGTAATTGAGATATTAGCATAATACCACCGCCCGCCCTGGAGCTTCCTGG